TGAGTTGCGCCGTCAACAGGTGGAAGAAGTGGGGAATATCAAACCATACATAGGTAAGTATTATTCTCACGAATGGATTCGAAAGAATGTCCTCGGTTTCAACGAAGCCGAAATCAAGCAGATGGACAAGGAAATCGAACGAGAGCGCAACGCAGGAAAGATCGAACCCGATACATCGCAGTTCGGTCTCGTATAAGGGGTCTGAATGGAAAACGATACAGACAAACTCCTCAAGTCGGTCATTGAAACCCTCATCAAGAAGGAGGCTCCGAAGTTCAAGAGCCTCATTCAGAAGGAGTTGGCTTCTCGTATCCATGACAAGATCGAAGAACTGAAGAAAGCACTCTCAGGACAAATCGTCACGGGTGTGGGCGAAAAGGGGGAAGCACCTCAACCACTTCCCGAAAACCTACCTGGCGCACCCTCTGCCCCACCCGTGACCACGCCTATGAAAGCGGGAGATCTCAAGATCGTTCCAACCGCTGCGGGATCAGCAAAGGACGATATCTCCCTTGACCCGAATTTTGAGAAGGAGTTCTATCACTCATCTCAGAAGTACAAGGGTCAGGATGTGTTGATCAAGCAACTTGGAACTGGTTTCGGCAAGCCAGTTCGCGTTTACATCAACGGCCGCCGTTGGGAATTCTTCCCAGGTCCGAAGGCTGCAATGAAGGCAACCAAGGACTATATCGACGGCATGGTGAAGGATGTCAAGAAGGATCCAACGCTTGCTGCAAACATGACCGCACAGATCAAGAAGGACAAGGCTGCGGGTGTATCGCAAGTCGCTGCTCCTGTCGATGCGGGTAAGCCAAATGAAGTTGCCGATGCTGATCTCAAGAAGAAGGAACTTGAGACAGGAAAGCCTGCTGATCCAAAGAAAGCCAAGAAACCATCATTCGGTGGAAAGTAAGAGAGGAACCCATGTCTGACAAGAACATCAACGAGAAGGTCGATATCGACGGTCGCACCCGTGCATACCGCGAGACAGTAATGCGTCTTGAGAGCGCAAAAAAGTTGCGAGAGCAACGCGCCCGTGCTATGCAGGAAAACAAGTTCGGTGGTCTTTACGATGATGGCAGCGGCAAGGGTGCCGTTATTCCTGCTCCAGTAGACATCAATTTCCATGAAGCCATGAAGATTGTTGAGAAGTACAAGGCTCTGCGAGATAAGAAAAAGACTCTCATGGGTTCGCCCAAGGAGTCGATGGAGAGCGCAGTCGCAATGAAGGGCGAGAAGTACACCATGGCTGAGGAAGAACTAAGCCCCAAGCAGAAGGCATATCGTGCTTTCTTCGACAAGGCTCTCAAGAAGTTTGGTGCATCGTCTCCCGCAAAGATGGACGATGACAAGAAGAAGAAGTTTTTCGACTATGTGAAAGCGAACTGGAAGGGCTGATGGCAAAGGTAAGCGTCAAGTTCAAGAGCAACAAGGCTGCGGAGGAATTCGCAGCCGCTTTCTCCGTTCTTGGCGACAAGGCTGCGGTGGAAATCAAGGAGTCCACCGCAATCGTGTCATCGGATGATCCAAAGGCTCTTCGGTTCGTAAAGCAGTCTGCAAATGAGTATGTCGAAGAGTTGTATTGCAAGAGCATGGCAAACAGGCTTCTTGCAGCAATAACAGAGTGCATCAGCAACGGCAATGAAACAACTGTACAACTGATGGACAACAGCACACAAAAGGTCACGGTTCGTCATGCAGAGGCAATTGCTTCGGTCTATGACAGATTGAGCGAAGAAAATCAGACTGCATTCCTCGTTCTTGCAACCGAGAGCAAAGACACCTACGCACATACAGTCAATTTTGCCAAAGCAAACGAGGAGAACGACTAATGCCCTACACGGAACAAACATTGGTGGGAACTCAGAAGAGACTTGTAAAGAAGTTTCAGTTGAGTGCCCATGGTACAGCAATTTCATTTGGAGTCACGGGATCTGCATTTGCAAACGGCTTGACGGGCGATGTGATTGCAATGACTGACGGCATCACCGCTACTACTGCAAAGTTGGCATCGATCAAGTCTTCCTGCACAAATCGCTATACGCTGACATGGGCGGGAACCCCTGGTGCTACTGCATTCGATTCTGCTGCTGCGGGAAACATTGATTTCATGTTTGAGAGATTCACGATCCCGAACAACGCAACAACTCCAACAGGAGTTATGACGATCACCCCAACAACTGTGACGGGAACGATCATTCTTGAATTTGTACTCTGATGCCTCTGATCAAACAGGACATTCTCAGAACGAACAAGCGATATGTCACAAAGATCATCGCTAGTGGAGTTCCCACATCCACGGCAGAGAGCATCACCCTTGGATTGACGGCATCAGCATTCCTTGATGCAGAAGGCATCACGGCAGTAAAGTTGCATTCTGCAATGTCAACTGCCAATCCTGCCAATATTGCGGGATGGTATTGGACTGCCCGTTGGGGCAACACATACACAGGGGGCACATACGGGCAAAATGCAGGAGATTGCCTGTTTGCAACAGGTGTTGATACCGAACTCTTTTTCGAGCCTAGGTTTTCCCACAGCAGAACTGGTGTGAAAGCGCAACTAGAATCAGGCACCATCACGATAAGCCTAGATAATAGCGGAAACGAATTCACCACCGCAAACGGAACTATCATTCTTGAGTTCACGATCTAAAGGAGCATACAGATGAAACTCATCTGCGAAGTCAACGAAAACATCGAAATCCTGACTGAGGAGAAGAACGGTCAGAAATCATACTTCATCGAAGGCACTTTCCTTCAGGGTGATATCAAGAACCGCAACGGGCGTGTCTATGAATTCAAGATGCTGCGAGACAAAGTCGAGCAATACCGCAAGGAATTCGTGGAGCAAAAGAGAGGATTCGGTGAACTTGGACACCCCGAAGGGCCAACCATCAACCTAGAGCGAGTCTCCCACATGATTGTGGAGTTGGCTCCCGATGGCAAGAACTTCTATGGCAAAGCCAAAATCATGGATACGCCATATGGAAAGATTGTAAAGAACCTGATGGACGAGGGTGCCAAGTTAGGCGTTTCCTCCCGTGGTGTCGGTTCTCTTGAAGAAAAGAATGGTGCGAACTATGTGAAGGATGATTTCCGTCTTTCCACAGCCGCTGACATTGTTGCAGATCCTTCAGCCCCTGAGGCTTTCGTCCGTGGAGTGATGGAAGGTCGGGAGTGGATCTACGAGAACGGACTTCTCGTTGCCAAAGAAATCGATGAAATCAAGCAATCCATCAACAAGGCTTCCTCCCGCAAGTTGGAAGAACAGATGGTCAAGGCTTTCAAGCGTTTCATCGACAAACTGTGAGCCAAGTGTTTCAACCATATAAATAACCAATACCAAGGAGAACCCCATGGATTACGAGAACGATGAAATCGAAGAAATCATCCTTGACGAGGAAGAGGTCGAAGAGACCGATTCGCTTGACGAGGCTACAGATACCGCCGATGCCAAGACCAAGCAGATGAAGAATGTTTCTGCTAAGAAGGGAATGGCAGAGGAAGAAGAAGAGGAAGAGGTCAAGGGCGGCGTTGCCAATGCTTCCACCACAGGTGCAGGCAGCGGCAAGTTCGCGGGTCTCTACAAGGACGGCACGGGCAAGGGCGCAGTAATCCCAGGTCCAGTTGATGTCGGTGCCGCAGGAGGCGATGCCAAGTCCAAGTTGATGGCTAGCGTCAAGTCGAAGAAGGCTATGCGTGAGGACTTGGATGTCCACATGACTGCCATGTTCGACGGCGAGGAACTAACCGAAAACTTCAAGACCAAGGCTTCCACCATCTTTGAGGCTGCTATCAACGAGCGCGTCGAAGAGATCAAGACAGAGTTGGAAGAGCAGTACAACAACCGTCTTGTCGAAGAGATCGATGAGTCCAAGAAGGCTCTTACCGAGCAGTTGGATTCGTATCTCTCATATGTCATCGAAGAGTGGCTTGAGGAAAACCGTCTCTCTATTGAGAAGGGCATCCGCACAGAGGTCGCTGAGGAGTTCATGAGCGGTCTCCGCAATCTCTTCGTTGAGCATGACATCATGGTTCCCGAAGCAAAGGTCGATCTTGCTGACAAGATGGCAGAGACTGCCGATCAGTTGAAGACCCGCCTTGACGAGGAGATCATGAAGAATGTCAAGTTGGCTGAAGAGGTGAAGGGCTATCGTCGGGAGCAGATCCTTGATGAGATGGCTACTGATCTCACAGTCACACAGAAGGAGCGTTTCCGTACTCTCGCTGAGGGTGTAACCCTTGAAGGCGAAGAGGGTGATGTCCGCAATAAGTTGGAGATCATCAAGGAGTCATATTTCAGCGGCAAGAGCAACAAGTCCGTGATCACGGAAGAGTTTGCTGCAACCGCAGAAGAGAGCATCGATGAGACACCTGTTGGTGGTCAAGTCGAGAACCTTAGCGAATCGATGAAGGCTTACACCGACACGCTTCGCCGTATTTCAAAAAGGTAAATAGCACTTACGCTAAATATCAAAGTTAGTTTTAACCAGTTACACCAAGGAGAAACCCTAAATGGAACTCACCATTTCCGAAGCACTTCAGAAGAAGTGGCAACCAATCCTTGAGCATGCGGATCTTCCCGCAATCAAGGACAACTACCGCAAGGCAGTTACAACCATGCTCTTGGAGAACCAAGAGCAGTACCTCCGCGAGGCTGCGCCAACGAACTTCAGCGGCGCACAGTCTGTAGGACAGGAAGGCGGCGGCAATGTCGCTCGTTGGGATCCCATCCTCATCTCGCTCGTTCGTCGTGCAATGCCGAATCTCATTGCTTACGACATCTGCGGTGTGCAGCCGATGAGCGGCCCAACTGGGCTTATCTTCGCAATGCGCTCCCGCTACATCGATCAGAACGGCCCTGAGGCTCTGTATCAGGAAGCAGACACCGCCTTCGGTGGATCTGGTTCTACGGGTACAACCGCTGCGGGTGTCTACAACACCGATCCGTTTGAAGTTGGTGGCGTTGATCCTGTCAACGGTCTCGGCACACCCTCGGGTGTCAAGGGCACACAGGGTTACACCACCTACAAGGGTGAATCCCTCGGTGACGCTGCTTCGAACCCATTCCCACAGATGGCGTTCAGCATTGAGAAGACAACGGTCGAAGCAAAGACCCGCGCCCTCAAGGCTGAGTACACGATGGAACTCGCTCAGGATCTCAAGGCGATCCACGGCCTCGACGCTGAGACCGAACTCGCTAACATCCTGTCCAGCGAAATCCTCGCTGAGATCAACCGCGAAGTCGTTCGCGTGATCTACGCCAATGCCAAGTTGGGTGCCAAGAGCGGCACAACTCAGACACAGGGTGTCTTCGACCTCAATGTCGATTCCAACGGTCGTTGGAGCGTTGAGAAGTTCAAGGGTCTGCTCTTCCAAATTGAGCGTGAGTGCAATCAGATCGCCAAGGAAACCCGCCGTGGAAAGGGCAACTTCATTGTCTGCTCCTCGGATGTTGCCTCGGCTCTGAGCATGGCAGGCGTTCTTGACTACGCCCCCGCCCTCAGCACCAACCTCAATGTGGATGACACGGGCAACACCTTCGCGGGTGTCCTCAATGGCAAGTTGCGCGTCTACCTCGATCCCTATTCGTCCATGACAACCTCCCATGACTTCTTCATGGCAGGCTACAAGGGATCGTCTGCGTATGACGCGGGCATGTTCTACTGCCCCTATGTCCCGCTACAGATTGTACGCGCAGTCGGTGAGAACTCCTTCCAGCCCAAGATCGGCTTCAAGACTCGCTACGGCTTGGTCAACAATCCGTTTGCGACGATTAAGGCGGGTTCTTCGGTCTCGGATCCTTACTCGGCTGACGCTGTTCGCAAGAACATCTACTACCGCATCGTCAAGGTCACAAACCTCTTCTGATAGGTAGAAGACAAGAATCCTGCTTCGGCAGGGGAATTTCGCGGGGGCTGTGGGGAGAAATCCTCACAGCCCCTTTCCTTTCTAAATACTATCGATGACTGTTCCTAAGTTACCTGACGATATCGTCCATGGCAGTCTTAATCGACAGCCCGACAATACGAACCCTGCCTTCTCAACCAACTTTCGGTTGATGATCCCGAAGGTTCGCAAAGGTGTATATTTCTGCACCGAAGTATCGTTCCCCGATCTATCGATGGATCCGATTCGGGTTCCCGTACCGTTTGCTTCCTCGCTGAAGTTCTTCGGCAATAAAATCGACCACGGGGACATGACTGTGAAGTTCATCGTGAACGAGGACTTTAGCAACTGGTTTGAGATGTCGGAGTGGTTCAAGAAGTCTTTGAACTACTATGATTTTTTCAAGGATGGCTCTCAGGCGAGAATGCTGAACCTGATCACCGATTCGGGTCAGTTGTTGATGCTGAACAACAAGAAGAATCCTGTTGCGAGGATTCTGTTCGACGGACTCATGATCACGGGACTCAGCAACATAGCGTTTAATTCTGCTGTGGCTGATGCACCAATCATCACATGTGATGCAACCTTTCAATTCACCTCATATGACATCAAGGATCCGTGATGGCATCACCTGAAGTAAAGAACTGGCTCCCTGAACTGACCAACTTCGGTACTCTCGGAAACAATCCGCTGAATACCAACTTGGCTGCAAGCACCAACTTCCGCTTCATATGCGAGAAGGTGCCTACTGTTACATATTTCTGCACGGCTGTTCAGACACCAAACCTGTCGGCAACACCCTCCGTATACAACCATCTGTTTGCTGCGAATGATATCAAGTTCCCTGGCGGTGGAGTACCATCGGACATATCGATCCGATTCATCATCGATGAGAACTTTCGCAACTACATGGAGATGGTGAAGTGGATGCGGTCGGGTGTTCCATACCGCGACTTCAAGGAGATCGTTCCCGAATATAAGGGCAATGTCAATCACGGGAAACTGTTCTTCCTCAACAACAAGAAGAACCCGATTCTCATGATGACCTTCAGCAATCTCATACCCACGAAGATCTCGGGTTTCACGCTCACACACAACGAAAGCGAACCATCACCGATGACAGCAACGGTGAACTTCGTGTTCGATACCTATCAGACGGTGCCGATTTAAGGACGCGGTTTGCGTGGGGCAGCGGGTTTCCGTGGACTTTTAACGGAAGAACGAGAACGCTTGTCGGAGGGTTTCAAGGAGGGGGTTGACTTCTTTGGTCTCTTTGGCTTCACTATCGCTGTTCTGCGTGGCATGATCTACTCCTTCGGGTGGAATCCCCGTGTATTGAATGGAGATGGTTTCGCCGTGTTGCTTAAACGACATCAAGACCTCGCTCCATCCCGCTTTCTCATACTTATTGATGTCCTTTGTAGTGATGCGAAAGAGCATCAGCGGCGAGAGTTCCCCTCCGACTTTGTAAGTGTGTGTCTTGATGTATACACGCTTTTGTTTGGGGAATTCGTTGGACATAAAGAGTGTTTATGATCCCAAGAACCCGCGCTAAATACCGATATGAAAGTATTGCATTCGCTTATGTGTCTTGCTGTTGTGACTGTGGCTGCTTGCAAGACCGTACCGCCCGTAGCCCCATCCACGGGGGCATCATCCGCTGCATTGAACTCGGTTATTGACCATGCTCAGGATTCGATAAGAGACATCAAGCGAGACGCGGGAGCAATCCTCGCGGAGACCGCCACGGTGAGGCAGGGATTGGCTCTACAGCCGTCCGTAGCCCCGACCCGCGACACAGCCCCCTCCGCTGCCCCAAAGCCCTCCACGGTCGATTTGGCGGGGGATGCGCTGACACGGATCGACAGCAAGGCAACCAACATTATTGAGGCCGCTGACGATCTACAGCGAGAGACCGATAAGTTGAATAAACTGACTGCTGAAGTCAATCAATTGGAGAAGTCGTTGACGAGCCTTCAGGTGATGCTTGACCAAAGCAAGGTGAAAGCCATGGAGAAGTTATATGGCTACATTAGTATGTTTTGGGTCATCGGGTTCCTGTTGATCGCGGGTGGAGCCGCAGTTGCCTTCTTCCTCAACAAGACATACGGCGCATCTCTTGCATTCATAGGACTTCTCATGATTGGGTTTGCTTCCGCATCCCAGTACTACATGGAGGAGATCGCGCTTGTCGGTGCCATACTCTTGGTGTTAGGCTTCTTGACGGCAATCGGAATGATTGCATGGTCAACCATCAATGCCAAGCGCAGCGGAACAGCGGTGCGCGAGATCGTGGAGATGATTCAGATTCTTAAAGAGACTATGACTCCCGACGAGCAGGAGAGAATCTTCGGTGTCAACGGTGTAGCCGCTCAGGTTCAATCCGACTTGACCAAGGAGATCATCGCCAAGATCAAGGAACAGAACGGATTCAAAAAACTAGAAGAGGCACGGAAAGCACTCCGCGCCCCTTCTACTGCGAATCAGGATCCTGCTTCAGGATCGACTGTCTGACTTGGCTAGTACGCTCAGTAGCGAGAGTCCCGTGCCGTACGCGGCGTAGAGGAACACCACTTGCCAAAAGCCTAGACCGAAGTAATCACGCAGGAAGTGATACAGGACTAGGTATCCCGCTGACAGCAGCGACACAAGCGTAAACGAGATCACAGACACAGCGAGAATGATGATCAGAAAGTCCTTGGAGTAGTTTTTGTTCATGGTTTTCTTTCTATGGAAAAGCCCCCTCGTCGCATGAGGGGGTCGCACCGAGGGAGGTTACTTGAGGTACTTCGGGCCGTAGGGGGTCAGCGAACCAAGACCGCCCTGAGCGTCAAACAGGTTGCCACGGGCATGCTTGGCAGGAGCCTTGTATCCTGCCGCTCTCAGAATGTCGCCCGTCTTCTTGTCGATGAAAGCCCACACCGACCGCTGCCCCCTGCCACCATCAGCGATGCTGTCGATGCGGATGTAGCGGCGACCGTCAGACATCTCCAAGAGGGAGGGAGTCAGGTTGGGGAAGGATGAAGCGTAGTACTTGTTGACCAAGTCCTGCGCCGTCCAAAGCCATCGGTCGAGCCGAAGCAGGGCTAGCGACTTGTCACCCCAAGTGGGTGGAAGGCTCGTCTTGTCGGTTAGGAGATTGACTGAGGCTGTGGTCGTGGTCATTTCAAAGCCCTCCTAGAGCATCGTTGATGAGGCGTTCGAAGGCAGAGATGCCTTCGTCCTTGTCCGAGACGGGTTTCGTGTCGTTCATAGGGTAGTTCTCTCCACACCTCAAGTATACAGAATCCCCCACGGTTGTCAAGACCATGGGGGACTCAATTTTGGCTTTTGTTGTTATCAGCCTCTGGGCTTCGTCGTGGTCTGCCCATCGGTGCTTGGTAAGGTCGGCGTTTGGCTCTGAGGCTGCGTGTTCGTGGGGATTGTATATTGTCCCCATGCACTCATGAGAAGTGACAAATCGATTCCATCGACCTGACCATTCCCATCCATGTCCTCAAAGATCGGCTTGGTCTGACCCCACCGTGCAAGCACACGGGCGAGGTCTTCGCCATCAACTTTTCCGTCCTGATTGATGTCTTCTTTCTTTGCGGACAACTTGACATGTTCGATGGAGTATCCAAACGGAGCGAGGATTCCCTTGAGTCTATCGAAGGTTGCCTTGTTGACAGACTGACCACCATACTGAAGTCCGACGAACACAGTCTCGCCGTAGGCATCACGCACCATGACAGGTGAGCCTGAGTCACCGACGAAAATTCCTAGGTTGCCGTTGAAGTATGACCCATCGTTCACGCCGTCGAGCGAGGGTTGGAAGTTGTACCCGCCCGTGTCGTTGTTTGCCGTGCTGTAGTTTGCATTCTTGTATAGAGTCTTGTACACCTTGCCGTTCGAATCCTTCGTCCATAGATTCGTTCCTGCGGGGATGTACAGCGGGTCGGCAATCCTGTTGTGAATCTTGAGATCAGCATCGGGGAAGGGCTGCAAGAACTCCAAGAGAGTCATGTCGGGCCCGACATTCAAGTACACACGGGTCACTCGGTTCTCATACCAAGAACCGCCCTTGCCAAGGAACCTGATCCCGCCCGTGTTGATGTTCGGATCGCTGTGCGCTCCACGGAAGTGTTGACAGATCAGCGCATGCCGTGGCGAGATGAGCACCGCAGCGTATGTGCATTGATTCCAAAAGTTGACGCTCGTTGCATCATATGGAATCGTATGAAACCCGTTGTTTGCAGCGGGATTGCAGAAGTACCTGTGCAGCGCACGGGTTCCTGACCAATCTATGATCCCGTATGTTTGGCTTTCTGAGTTGTACCCATCAGGAGCAACACCACCGCTCGTTTGAGTTACAGGAGATGGATAGTGATAGATGTCATGTACGATGGGGTTGTAGTACTTCAGAACTGCCATTGTTCCTCACGCCCTAGGGGCGTTTACTTGACCTTTTTTCGAGTCATGATTTTATCGTAGATCGGATCGCCCCGCATATGAATGCCGACGATCTCCTTACCTTCAGCCTTGAGACTCGCCACCATCGCATTCAGGTGACGGTTGAACTCATACTTGTTGTCCGTTGTCCTAAGTTGAATCGGGGGGAACAGAGCCGTGACGATTGTCTTGTCTCCTGAGGGAAGAACATGGGTGTATCGAATCAGAGCCCTGATGTCGTACTCTCCGTCCTCCTCGTTGGCGTTCGCCTTGTACTTGAACACCTTGAACGAATCGAACCTCTCGGAGATGGTCTTCTTTAGTTCCTCATACGATTTCATGACTTCGTGCCGTATACCTTTCCACGAACGAAGAAGTGTTCCTCATGCTCCGTGAAGCCAAAGCACTCCTTGGCGTACTCCAAGATCACCTTGGGGTCGAACTCCTTGCATGAGTACACATCAAGCGTGATGAAGTGGGTCGGTTCGATAGAGTGGATCTGAATGCCGCTTTCGATCAGGGGCACCCAACCACTCACACCCGCCTTTTCAGGATAGAGTTCCTTGCCGTTCTCGGTCGGCGCATGGATCACAACGGGCTGCGACATGCGGGTCATGCCGATGCGATCCACAAGACGCTCTAGGAATCGATATGTCAACTCCATGTCATCGGCTGTACTAGGCTTGCACCCGTACATATCAAGGTAATATGAATATCCGAAAGGCTTGTTCATTCAGTCGGACTCCCAGTCATATAGAGTTCACGGGAAATCCAACCGTAGTCGCCCTGATTGAATTTCTTCTCTGCGATCTTTAGTTTATCCCTCATGCTTCCGAGCCGCTTGTTCTGTAGGAATTTGATGTGGTCTTCAACCATCTTCATCTTATCTTTCCAATCGGCTATGGATCGCATTGCATCCTGCTTCTCTGATGTGCTTTCGGCTATAGGATCAGCCTCATCAAGGATGTACTGATACGGTTTATGCAATCCACCCCAAACAAAGTCTCTCTTGCTATTGTCGTTAAAGTTCTGCATTGCTCTCCCCAATTAGGAGTTTGGAACCACAATACCATGATGAATGAGCAATCCTCTGACTCGCTCAAGTTCCCTACCGACATAGATGCCCTCAAAGTTCATCCAGTAGACAGGGCCTGATTTCATCATCTCGGGGGTTCCGAGCCGCCTATTGTATGTGTCGGCAGAAGAGAGAGTCTGTGTCATCTCTCTCCTTGCTTCGGTGTCCTTGACTCCCTGAGCGGCGGTTCCCAACTTGACAATCAGTCTTCGGTTCGACTGAATCTTCTGCTGTCGGTATTCCTTGGTAGCACTCACAGACTCGCTGATCGCTTCGCCGTCTTCGGTGAACGACTCAAAGACTTTCTTGATCCGTGAATCGTTCCGATCCGTAGGACTGAGGAAGTCCTTCACGCCCTTGAGAACATAAGCGATCATGTTCTTTGGTTCGCCACGGAGGAAGTCCCTGAGACCGTCGATCATCTCCCACACGGGGCCAGAGTCGCCGTTCGGAACCTTGAAGGTTCCACGGAGACCGCCCTTCTTGTAGGCAGACTCTAGGTCATCAAGGAGTGAATCTGCGTCCTTCTTGGAAAGTGTTTCGGAATTCCACCAAGCCTCGTTGACTTCAACCTCTTCACGGTGCAACGATGCAGCATCCTTCTTGGCACCCGCCATCGCATCTTCCTTGCTCTTGAAGACTCCAACGGGCTTCTTTGCTGAAGCAGCAGGAACCACCTTGCCCAAAGAATCACCATGATAAACCGTGAAGTTACCCTTGCCATCGTGGTAGAGGAAGTAGACCTGATGCCCATGTGGGGCACCGCCGTGCCCCCTTGCCGTCTTCAACTCCGTCTTCCATCCTGCAACACGCTGCGACTTGATACCGACGATAGACGCATTCTCCCATGGGCCATCGACAGCCTCGTTGACTTCAACCTCTTCCTTGATGTCGGTTGGACGAAGGACATTTACGACTTGACCCTTTGAGTTCTCAATGACAATCGCCTTCCACTTCTTGCCCGTGAGTGAGAATGTAACCATGTGGTTGATGTATGCAGGAAGAGCGGCAGCAATCTTTACCTTCTCCTGCATCATCGCACCAGGCGCATCCGCCCTCATGACCACGACAGTAAATGGGCCTTGAGCATCATCGATACCCTTCAGGATCTTCTTGAAAGCGATCTTGGCTTCGCTGATCTCGACCTGTTCCTTTATGGCGATAATGGTCATCTCGCCACCCCCACCAACCGATGATGGAGCCGACCAAGTTGTCTTGGCACCAAGTTTTATTTCGGGCATCTTTGCATTTGGAAGTCTTCGTAGTTCACGGGCAAGCATCTCCTCTGTTTTCCAATCGACACTAATAGTATCTCTAGGAGAGTACTTGTTCTTATAGTTCTTGGTGAGAACAATGAAATCGCCCTTAGAATGTGCGTGATTTGGCTCATCAAAAACGCTTTGCCAATTTGATCCCGACATTGATACTGCCCCATTCGCAATATCATTACGAATCATTGTCTCAGCACCGCCCATGACACGGAAGGTTGCGGGTCTCATCATATCCAGATGATCGTAAACAAGTGTGTCAACTCGGTCTTTGATACGGGGAAATTTAGGATCCAACACTACCTCTTGTGGAATTCCATACTTCTTGAGAATGGAGTTGATGGCTTTCAGTTTATTCGCTGGGCGTGTATAAGCACCCGAATAACTACTGCCATGAACATGACAATGTTTTCTGAGTTCACGAACCGCATTCTTGGGCATATTCCGAATGAACTGCGAAATTTGTGACATTTCCCTCGCTCTAAGATCTCTGTCTGCCTTCTCAATGTCGGGATCGTCGGCACTCAGTTCCAATAGGAAATCCTGAGCCTCTTCGACCGACTCGCCCCAACTCTTGTTGACGAACTTACGGGCTTCGGCTTCGCTGCCCATGTCCTTGATCCACTTGCCTGTTGACGAGTAGATGCCGATGATTCTCTTTGGATCCTTCTTCCCTGGACCTGTGAGGTACTTCTCCTTTGCCTCTTCGATCTCGCCGTCCTCAACGAACTGAGTTCCCTCAGTCATGACCTTGCCATGCTTGTCCATCCACATGGCGACAGCCTTGAGGAGTTGACGGGGAGCGAAACGAATCTCCTTGTCGTTGACGAAGCGTGTGCTGCTGTCAGGGAACGCAGCCATTACCAACTTGGGGTCGCCTTCCGACTGTCCCTTTGTCTTGTACAACTGATGTGGAGCAATGGAAGTCTTGGTGTTCTTCTTGGCGGGTGCTTTGATGAAGCCGACCTCACCGATGCCCTGTACGCTGACCATCCATCCGCTGATGCTGCCTTCGGTGAACGATGTGAAGCGATACTTGCCGATGACCTGTTGCTGTTCCGACAGTTGCTCACCCGCTGCCGAATCGACCTCTTCATCGACTTCAATCTTAGGCAATTCAATGATGTCCTTTTTCTTCTTCAATGCCGTCATCGCCCGTGCCACAAGATTTTTCTTGCTCACATAAAGGACACCATTTTCAAACCATGCATCTCCCCTCTTGAATCCTGCATCTTGAAGATGAGACATGATCACTTTCTCATAACCCTCAGCCAATGATAGTTGCTCACCTTCGACCTCAACACTCTCGCCATGGAAAGTATCAAAGTAGTCGTTGACGAGTTTGGCAGTATTGAAGCCCATGAGTTCTTTCTTGACCCCGTACTTGTTGAGAATCGCTGTGATCGATGCAAGACGCATGACCTGTTGTGCGACCCCGCCCTTCTTCTGCTTCATGAGTGGCTTCAGTTCCGCAATCGCAGCCTTGGGCAGATCGTACATGAAGTCCTCAAGAGCAGCCTTCACGCCGCCCTCGGATAGGACAATGCCCTCTTCGAACCATTCGAAGAGGCTCTCTCCGCTTGCTGCAAACGACTCGCTCTTGAGCATGTCGAGGTCGAGGGTGACGATTGCTGCCGTGCCCGTGGGCACCTTCATCTTGTTGAACTCGGTGGCAACGCTTGCGACAGCACCCTTGCTTGCTCTGCGGATCATGCCGTTGAAGGCGATCACGAAGTCCTTTGCTTTGGGTGTGTTTGAGAAGTAGATCTTCATCATCTCATGGTTGGCATCACGGACGCTAGCCATGTGCACGATGCCACGCTCGTAACCCATCTTCTTCATGAGTTCACGGAACTTGGATTCGAATTGGTGCTTGCTCCAACCGAACATCGTCGGGGATGCCTCACCACCACCAAGTGCGGGTGCTTCGTTCAGGGGCTTCTGACCGTAGCCATACTTCTCTGCTTCTTCCTTGATGATGCGCTGCCAATGCTGCCACATAGTTTCATTCCCTTTCTTAAGACTTGTCGGACTTTGCTGCGGTGCAGCCGTTGAGGTTGCGAACCCTGTTCAGGTGCTTGATGAGAGCGAGATGCTTCTTCTGCCGCTTCGCAGCAGCACCAAAACCCGCCCCGTTTCCTTTGCCTTTGCTAGCCATTGTCTGATATTTAGTAATGGAAAAACCCCCCTGCCACGAAGGCAAGGGGGTCTGTGAAAGGAAGGATTCGGTCGGTTAGGCGGCGACCGCCACGGCAACCTCAGGCTTGATCGCCTTGAGGAGCCGACTCAGCCGCTTGACGGTGTTGGTTCGGGCTTCGCACTCCCGCTCGACCTGAGTGTAAGCGGGGCCGTCGCAAGCCCAATGGTTCTCGCTGATGTCCTTCATCCGCTTCTCCTGAGCGGCGATCTCATCAGTCACGACCGCAACGGTTCGGGCGACCACCGCATTGAGGGAGACTCCCCATGCCTTGGCGAGGTCAGCCTGAATGGTCGCTACGGTCTTTGCGTAGGCATCCTGCTCGTAGGAGTCGAGTTGCTTCCGCTGCTCACGGAGGTCTTCAAGAGCCTTCTTGGAGGCATCGTCAAGGACTGCCTGAAGATTCTTGGGATTGATGAAGATCACATCGGCGTTCCGTCCGTTCGGCAACTTGCGGTCGGAGGTGGCGAGACCGTAGGACTCACCCCACTTGTTCGACCCTGCCCAGAAGAGGACACCACGGAGACCCTTGGGGAACTTGCGACCCCCAACGACTTCGTACAACTGCCCACGGCGAGGGCGGGGATTCGTCAGGGCATTCATCGCCTCGACAAGCCGACTGTCTTCCGCCTTGCGGGCCTCGGACGCAGCGTACTCAGCCCGTTCCGTGACTTCGACGGTCGCTTGCCACTTGCGAGAGGCAGCGACCACATCGGGAGTCGCATCGACAGCCCAACCCGAAGCGGCGGCGGTGTTGCCGTTATCGACTTGGTCAGAGACGAAGTAGGTGATCTTCGGCGTGGACTGAGTCGAGTCCCAAACCCACACCGTGCGCTGCTTGACATAGTCGGAGTCATCGAACCCACGGCGAACCGTGAGCCCGTCCACATCAACGACCCAAAGCACCCTGCCGAGGTACTTCTTGCGCCGAGCGACATAGTCAGCGAGAGCCTTGCGACCCCATTCGTTATCGGCATGCCCGATGTTGGCGGGGGTCAGGGATTCTAGTGGGACGGTTGGGAAGGCGGTCTTGGTCATGGTGGGTGTTCCTCTCACATAAGAAAGGTACTCTATGATCACCCACCTGTCAACCCCTGTCGGTCGATTCCGTTGATTTTGTAACGACCTATAACCAAAGGACTTACATCAGACCGATAATGCTCACTTCAGGACTTCCCCCGTGATCGGCTCAAACCGACCCCGCATCCGCTCAATCGCTTCGGGTGGGACATCATGAATCGACCCGTAGTTCCCCGTCATACGAATCACCTTGACCGTCCAACCAAGTTCCTTGGCGAGGTCGATGTACGGCTGAACCTCCCACTTCATCGTGAAGGTGTTCGACACGGCGACTCTCTTATGCTTTCCTTCGACCATCGCCTTGCGTGTACGGGCGAGGCAGTCGGCGTGTGCATCCTTCAACTTGGATGGGTCGAAGTTATACTTCCCGCCCCGAACGAAGTATTGATCCGCTTCGAAATGAGCGGATGGCTGAACGAGAGTCTTGGCGTAGGTGGACTTGCCTGAACCTGGCAACCCACGAACCACGAAGAGAATGTTCCCGATGTCCTCGTTGACGAAGTTAGAGAAGGTCTGCATGGAGTTTACTATACCCTTCGAAGAGACGGAGTCAAGAGAATACTATCAGTCTTTCTCGTAGTTCTTGTTTGGATCGAAGGGCTTCTTGCCCATCATAAGTCCGCTGTAGAACAAGGAGTATGCATTCTGTGCTTGCATCTTATTTGTCGGGCGGAACTTCTCCCTCGCACGGTTGAACTCCTGCACGGTCGGAACCTCGGCGTTCGCCATGTCCGAACGGTAGTCAGCAATGATCTTGTTTATGTCGAGCGACATGGAGTACGCACGGTTCAGCAACTTCTGCTTCTTCTTCGGATCCTGCATGAAGAACTGAGTTGTAGTCCTTGCATACCAAAAGATCGAAGCGATGCAGATCCGCAACACAGTAGAGTTGTTCTGCGGGATCTGTATTGCTTTCATTCCCTCCTGTGCCCAAGTCTCCTTCAGAAGACCATCCATCACACGATAGAGATCGAACACCACGATGTCCGCAATGTAGGCACACTTCGACTTGTTGCCACGGTCATTGAACTTGGCATCCATCTGCATGACCTTTTTTGCAGCCATCTCGTTGGTGCATGCGATCAGGAACGAACGCACGGCATCCTCCACGGTTGCCGCTGCCTCTTGGAAGTATGAATTGAACTCAGCATCACTTGTGTAGTACGGCTTCTTCTCGGTATCTTTCGGATCCCACGAACTCTTCACTCCGATGCTGATATTCCCTGGGTGGGACGATGCCGACTTGTACCGCACATCGTCAAGCATGTGAATGTACTCATGGACGAACACGAAACGCTTGCGCTCAAGTTCCTTGATGAAGATGTTGAACCATTGGTTCAGCGGACGAATGACCGCCTTCTCGGTGCCACCGTTCACACGGGCTTTGATTGCCTCGCCTATGAATTGGTCGAGTTTCATGTCCTTGTCGGGATTCAGCGTCTCAAAGTCGTAGAGAGTGATCCTCGGAGACAATCCCGTCTCACGGTTGCCGTTGTATACTCCCACATACCCAACCTTCTCGGATGTGAGACGGACGATGTACTTCGCAGTATTCTGTGTTGCAGGAAACCGCTTGGCGAAGTCGGACTTCTTGATGATCGACGGAAGGAACAGGTTCTTGCCATCCGTGTCCAAGAACATGATGGCACCGTATCTGCTGCCGCTCCCCCATTGCCCTTGGTTGGCTGATGTCGAGATTGCGGAATAGCCGAAGTTGGCATCCATGTACTTGTTGCCCACCTCACGCATTCCGTGAACGAGATCGCTCATCGCTACCTTGCGGAACTCATATGCTGCCTGTGGTTCGGTGGGGACTTTACCCGCACCCGTGGCATCTCGCACGATGAACTTCGCAGTCCGTGCCAACGACTTCTCCATGGTGACGAGGATCTGCTTCTTCAAACGCTCAAACGCCATGATGGCGACCGAACGCATCTCGCTGTCATGTTCTCTCTCAAGGAGAACATTGTTCATGAGTTCTTCATAAGTCTTCACAACTTCACTCCATCGGGAAGGAAGATGATGAGTGCCTTGACCTTAAGACCATGCATGAACGCCATGTCCATGCGGGTGTTCCCTGCGAAGACTCGGTCGTGCTTGCCGATATCCTTGTTGTTTCTCTCACGCACAATGATGGGCATGTCCATCGGCTTGCCCGTCAGCATGGCATCCTTCATGGCGTTGAGAGTGTCCTCGTTGCGGTACTGCGGGTACGAGCGATAGGTCTTGATGAGCGACAGCAGTTGCTTCATGCTCTTCGTCTGCGACCTGTTCGCAATGTAGTAGTCGTGGTTCGTCGTGATCTCACGGACGATGCCTTCCTTCGCAGCGTCGAGGAAGGACTTCACGGTCGGGAAGACATCGCCCACCTCATGGATGAGATGCTTCTTGTATTCGATCTCATACTCCTGCTTGAGCGTGGCGACCTTGGGGCGAACCCAATTCACCGTCTTCGACTTCTCCGTCAACTGCATGTATGCGCCGAAAGTCTTCATGGAACCCTCTCGTATGTCCTTTCAAACTCTGCCTTTGCGATCCGATAGAAGCCCTTGCCGTCAGCCTCACGAACGACATAGTCTCCCGTCTTGAGGATCATCTGCTCACCCCACGGGGCTTCGAATGTGATCGTCTGCGACCCCGTGTAACGGGCGACCATGCGGGGGGTCTGCTCGGGGGTCACGGTGCTGCCGATGCCGCCCGTGTACAACTTGGGGAACTTCGCCGCCTTGATGACATACTTCTCACGGGATACCCCGCTCATGATGATGTCTCCCTTGTCGGCGGTGTTCGATGTCTCCTTGCCATCGGGGAGGATGGTCACGACCGCAACTCCCTTGTTCGGATTCATGCCGTAGGAAAGGGCGGGCATGGCATCGATGTCCATGCGGTTCAGGTCGATGAACTTGTACGGCAGAGCCTTCTTGCGAACGGGTCGGTACTGCAAGGAAGCGAGGACGGCATGTGTCGAGAAGGTTTGCATGTGGGTAATCTTATCACACTTCCGTGCTCTTTGCAATGGGATCGAATTGCTTTGTCTTGTCAAACCAAATTATCGCACCCTGCTTCATGCCTTTGCGGGGAGCGTATGGGATGGGGATGGTCTGTGCGGCGTTTCTCTTCGCCATGCCCATGTAGATGCGACCTCGGGCATCCTTCGCCTCGGGCTTGGTGCCGATGAGGATTCCCTTGGGGTTCGTCTTCGAAACAAAGTCCTTGCCTATGTCAATCACGGTTCCCAAGATCATGGCGGCATCGGCACCGCTCATGATTCCCAAGTCATCGTCCGATCCGCCGCTGTTGATGTCGAAGTCCCAATACCATCCACGCTTTCCGAAGCCCCTCCAGTTGTACTTCAGTACGCTCTCGGCTCGGTAGAAGTAGAGTTCCCACACCTTGTCCATGTCGGACTGCTCTAGGTTCGATCTCGCCATGAGATCTTTGTATTCTTCCTTGTGATACGAAAGAGTATGAAAGCCGACCATGTACACCGCTCCCCTGAGGATGGTCGGCTTGCCGTTGACGATTGGCGTGTCGTTCTCCGTTCGCCCCGTGATCTTCAGACCTTGGCTCTCAAAGAACTTCTCCATGTCCTCCTTATCAAGAGGAGACGGAATCATCTTGCCTCCACGGACTTCCGCAAAGGAGAACCGATACATCCAATGGAGACCGCCGCTCTGCCAATTCCTCCACGCATGGGACTTGTCGAAGAGTTCGGTGATGTGAGAGATGAAGGTCTTCATCGCTTCTTCCTGCCTTGGCAATGTGCCCGTTGGGAGAACCCCTTGGGATTGTTGCAGTTGATCGAACGCTTGTACTCCTTCGACCAATCCTCCTTGACCTTCTTCTCGGAGATGTATGACTTGAAAGACTTCATGTGAAGTCCTTTACGAGAGTCTTGAAAGCCTTCGTCTTGGCGAATGCGTCCGCACCTTTCACGCCGACGAGGTTGACAGCCTTGTTGTAGACATACATCCTTGCCTTCGCTCCGAGGGATTTGTCGGATCCATAGTTGTTGATCATGTCTTCTATGTGTTCTGCATTGACATAGATCTTCACGGGGGTGACAGCATTGCCGACACGGATGACCTCCCGCTCACGACCCGATCCCTGCCCATACACCGATATCTTCTTGATGACATCGGCACTCAGGAGACTTTCGTTCTTCTTGAGATCGATTTCGAAGACCACGCCGATGGGGTTGCCCAAACCCGAAATGTTTTGGTGACTGAAATTCTCGGCTGTCTTCCACTCGTCAGACCACGACTGCGCCCCGTAGCGGCTCTTGTAGATTCCCTTGGCGACGAGCCATTCGTTCCTGCCGTCCTTCTTCACATCTCCCGTGAACTCATACTTCTTCACAACAGAGGTGCTTCGTGAAACGCCACGCCATGCCTTGCCGCTCCATGCAGCCCACGGCGCACGGTTCTTGCATGAGACCATCCTCTGAAACTTCCTCACCATCTCCACCTTGCGACC